CCTGGAATACCTGTTGCAGTACATAAGAATGTTAGGTCAGATGTTTCTCCGCCAACTGATGAATAACAAGGAAAAGGCATTGTTACCTTAAACGGATAAGCTTTTGAACCGCCACCTTTAAGTCGAGATTTAAATTCATTAATGTTTGCCATTATTCTTCTCCTTTAAGATTAAGCGCCAGCAACTTCAGAAAAGGCTACGCCAGTTCTAGTTGCGACAAAGTTAAGTTGAATGAAGTTAATAGAACGAGCAGGTTTGATAAAGATATCAGCCCTAAATTCGTTTCTGTCTATAACATCGCCTGTGTTGTTTGAATCATCACACATCACACTAAAGTCCGTAATACCTCTACGACCTTGTACATCTCTCAAAAATGGTTCTACAAGATTTCTAAAGTTCGCCCTAGAGAATTCATCATTGAATTCAAACAGTTGAAATTTAGCAGCAGTAGCACACGCTTTTTCGAGAACAATGAACAATCTGCGAACATTGATTCTATCAAACGCACTTGGTTTAGATTGAGCAGTCTTATCGCCAAACAATACAGTTCCTTGACCAGGAAATGATACAATTGGATTCACTCTAGCTTTGTAGAGGTCATCTCGTTGTGTTTGATTAGGATTAAAGGCAAGTTTTAATGCGCCTCTAACTTGTCCACGATTGAAACCGCCTGGTGAAAACCATGGGTCTGCAATACTATCAGTTCTTGCACAAAGTCCAGCAGTATCTCCGTTAAGAGGTACAAATCTGAAAACATCATTGTATCTGTCGAACATATACTTATAACCACTATCGATTACTGCATAAGATGTTGAAGGTAAACCTTCAGCAAATGCTTTTACATTAGCAGTTTGTGTAATTGCGTTAGCAACATCTACAACATCTGCTCTCGCAGGTGAAACAAATGCAACACAATCTTTTCTAGCAGTTGCAATATCCATAACAGCAGTTGCTTTTGTGTCGCCAGTAGCGTCAGCACTTGTCTGTGAAGGACCGCAAAGAAGTAAAGATACATCTACATTTTCTGTATCAGCAAATTTCTCATAAGCAGTTGCAATTTCAGCGTTAGTAGCAGTAAAGTCATCAGTACCACTCGCAAGTGAAGTATTAGATACTACAAATGCATCACCAACTGTATTATCAAATGTTGTTCCTGTTTTAGCAAGTCCGTCTGACAAAGTTGAAAGGTGGTCTACCCAATACACAAATTTTGATTGTGCATAAAGTACATTTGGATAATAGTTACTTGAACCTTGAGCAGTCTTAGCATCATGGGCTTGTGAAACGCCTTCAAATGTTTCTAAGATTGAACCAACAGTTCCTGTAATTCCGCCATCTTCGTCTATTACTACAATATGCATTTCATCTAATGAACCGCCAGCAGCAAGAACATCATCTGTTGTTGTTGGAGCGTTTGCAAAGTTGAAATAATATTCCCAATGTCTTCTCATTACAGCGTTGTCAACAACAGCGTGTCTTAAACCACCAACATCCGTTGTTCCTGTACCAGGATTGAATCTTGCGATTGTTACAAGGTTTGTTGATATTGCAGTTATTTTATAAAAGAATCCAGAAGGTGTATCTGTGAAACCAGAAGCATCCCCAAATTCTAAAATGTCACCTACTTGCATTTTAGATCCATCGTCAACAGTAACTGTTGTATCTCCGATAGCAGCAGAAGCGTCAGCAACTAGATTACCACTCATTGAGTGTGGTCCAAAAGCAGTTGAGTTAGTACACTTAGAAACTTTTAAATTATTTCCTAATGTTCCAGCCTCTCTTGCAATGTAAGGTCCTATATTTGAAACTGACCCAGCACCTGATGATGTTAGATAAGTAGCTAAGTAGTCCTCTGTGTTTTTTATTAAGACAGCAGTACCAGTAGAAACAGCATTTACCATTCCTGTTATTGGTCTTACTACCTTCAGATTATTTCCGTATCCTAAAAAGTTTGCAGCCGTTAACCATTCTTCAAAGTTATCCGCAGTTGGTTTCCCAAATGTGTCTAACAATTCTTTTTCAGATGAAATTGTAGTAATTTCATCAATTGGTCCTTTCTCTGCTGTTATTACTATTCCACCGCTTGTTGTCGATACGGCAGGAATAACATTTGTTAAATCCTTTTCAGTTACGAGAACACCTGGTGATACTTGAAAAGCCATATTTAGTTCTCCTTTATTAAAGTTATTG